ATAATCATATCTTCGGGAGTCAAGTCGTCGCGCCCCATAAGTAGCAAGTCTATCTTCATCTTCGCCTTGGGGTGCGCGTACACCTCCTCCCAAGAGTTTCCCCACGCGATTTCGGAGTCATCGTGTCCGTACTTGAACATATAGCGTTTCTTGCCGTCACGCTCACGGATGATGGTGTCGGTTTCGGGGTCTATGTACCATTCGAGGAACTTGCGGAGTTTGTTCTTCCACCCAACGGGGTTGCACGTTGCGACCATCTGTGACTTGACCCCGGCGGTGTTACGGTTGACCGCCAAGAAGTCGAAGATGACATCCAAGTTCTCTCGCGTGTGTTCGGGCAACTCCTCAAGGTCTATGTATGCGAGTTCAGCACCACGGAAACGGTCGGAAATCTTGCCCAAGTCCGCGATGTGTTCCATCTTCATCGTTGCGCCCTTGCCGTCAAGGAAGGCGAACTCATATAGGGAGTCCTTTGCCGTGCCGAATCCACGGTAGGTTTTCTTGGCTTCCTTCCACGGGCCGCGCCTAACATCGTCCTCGTACTTTCGGAAGCAGAACAACGACACATCGGGGTTGAACATATTACGCATAGCCATAAACAAGGCTATCCACGAGTTATGTGTCACGATGAAGTCATTGGTGAGGTATAGGCTTGCAGGACTGTCCACGCGGATGCACCTACCATCCATCCTGCCCACATAGCGGTATCCAACGATGCGTCTTGCCACCTCGGAGATGCCGCCGTTGAAAGCACGGCATAGGTTCTTTTTGCGAGGCAAGCGGAACAACTTGGATGTGTCTTTCATCTTGATAAAGACCGTGTAGGCATCCTGACACTTGATAAAGTTGCCGTCCTTGTCCTTGTATCCCGAATTGGTATCAACGGTCATATTGGCACTTGCACCGAGAGAGCGGACTACGAATTGGAAGTCCTTGGCAAGTTTCTCGCTGACCGATGTGAACGAACAATGCCCACGGCTATCGGCATAACCATCGGTATCCATCAGACCTTGAACGATAGCCCATCTTTCCTCTACCGTGCCGAATTTGTAGCAAGTGGGGATGAACTTTTCCTCGCTCTTTGTGCCAATCAATCCGAGGGTTTTAAGGGCAGGAAGGATGGGTTCATTGGGTAGGCGGTATGAAGGGCATTTGCCCTCGTTTTTCGCCTTGTGGGACATATCGAATCCCGCGTTGACGAACTGCTCCACGATGAAATCATCCTCGGTGGTGAGCGAAACTCCGTTTTCCCCAAGATGACCATCGCCAATGAGCGCACCGATGACATACGGGTCAAAGTTCGCTTTCTTCTTTGCGTGTGGCCCTGCGACGGTGAACTTGACTGGCTCGGTAAGCGGTATGACGAGGTATTTCTTGGAAGTGTTTTCACCTTTGCTTCCGTGCATATAGTGTTGTCCCTCGGCTTGCTCATCAAGCCACTTCTTAATCATACCGAAAGTCCAGATGCGGTAGTCATCTTCAACACCGCCACCGTACATAAAACGCCTCTTGTGCGTTAGCCCCGTCTGCCGAACTTTCCAGAGGTGCTCAAGTCCGCACATCACTTTCGCTCCGTCATCGAACTCTACCTCATAAAACTCGTGGTTGGGATGCTCGTAGATGTCTATCACGCGCTCCATTCCACCCGTAGTAGGGTCGGTGATAATGTCACCAACCTTCAAATTACCATTCTTTCGCACACCGAACGGAGTGATGATGTCTGCATCATTAGGTAGCACTTTCCCGCCGCCTTTCCTTCCTCCAACTATCAGTAAATCAGCATCTTGCGTACATACGGTTTCTTGGAAGCCTTCTTGTGGGATGAGGTTGGCGAGACGCTTACCTTGCTTCTTTCTTTCGAGTACATCTTCACGGATGCTTTGTGCGAAATCATTGGTATAGACCTCCTGCCCGTACCGAAGGAATACGGGGTCGAGGAATTGCTTATCATCTGTCTGTCTCTTCATCACTTGCGAATTTCACAATAATTCTACAATAAAGTTGTACATTGGTTGTGTTTTATTGTAAAAAGATTGTATTTTTGGGGCAAAGTGACGTGGTAGATGGTAGAGAAGCCGACATATTACAGGGTCTGTTGCCCGAACTGCGGGAAGTTCCTGAAGGTTAGGATTCTCGAACTCCGAGGCACTTTACGATACTCCCTTTTCTGCACTTCGTGCAAGCGGTCAAGTGTGGTGGAGTTGAGTGACATAAAGGCCAGTGAACAGGCTGCGACAGACTAACAAATAGACCCACCGAGGTCACGCAATAGTCCATTTCGGAGGTGGCGATAGCCGCTTTCGGGGTGGACATTTTATGTTTAACAAGTTCTTTAACAACGAGATGAAAACAAAAATCTTTAACGCACTCAGAACTAAATATCAGCGTTTCGGGCTGAGTAATGAGGCTGTTGACCGGATTGCCTCCGCGTTGGAAAAGACCGTCACCGACGAGAGTGGAATTGAAGGTGCTATCGCTGAAGCATCAACGATGACGCTTATCGCAGAAGAACTCCAGAGGTCGGCTGATGCCGAACGCCGTCAGCGTTCCACCCTTCAGAAGTCCTTTGACGAGTACAAGGAGCAACACCCGTCCAAGAGTGGTGAGCCAGAGCCTAATCCGACACCTACGGCTGATGATGCCGTCCTCAAACTTCTCAAGCAGATGCAGGAGGACAACAAGGCACTCAAGGCGAGGTTGGATGCAAAGGATGCGCTTGCCAAGACGGACGAGATGCGGGCGAAGGTATTGGAGGGCCTCAAGGCTTCGGGACGAGACGATGCCGCAGTCACGAACATCATTATGCGTCAGTTCGCGGTTGGTGAGGGTGACACGGAAGCGAGTCTCATTGAGAAGTATCGCGGCTCTTACGATGCCGACTACAAGATGATTCACGGTGACGGCGCAGTCCCTCCGATGGGTAATCTCTTCCCAAGGGGCGAGAAGCCGAACGCCAATGAGTTCCAAGGTGCAGTTGACCGCCTCCGCGCAAAGGGTGTTCTTCCTACCCCGAAACAGTAATTCTAAAACCCTTAGAAAATGAGTACCTACAACGCTTATTTCAACAAGAATGTCCAGGTGGGCAACGAAACTCCCGTCTGGCTTGGTGTGGTGTCTCCGATTCCCGTGGGTGCAGTTCTCGGCTCTGACTATGCCAAGGCCGGTGCTTTCTATCCCGCAGGAACTCCTATGGCTCTTGCCTCCGACGGTCGCACCGCCACTCCTATGCTTGGTTTCGAGGTTCTCGCCTATGAGACTTCCTCCACCAACTCCCTCATCACCGTGAAGGGCAACGTCCCCGGACTCGCCCCGAAGGCTACCGATGTTCTCCAGAAGGTCGGTGCTACTTTCGCCGCCACGGGCAAGGCTTGGTCGCCTTCGTCCATCGCCGCCGGCACTAACGAGGGCGAGTATGTCATCACCGTTGCCACAAGTGGCATTGATGTCGTCGCCGCTGGCGATATGCTTGCTTACAGCGCAAGTACCGCCGGAGCCTCCAAGTCTCTTGCCGTGAAGCCCGAATACTACCTCTACAACGATGTCGCCATCGACCCCGTTGGCAACAACGAGTCTATGGCCAATGTTCAGGCTTCCGTTGCTCTCGTGAACTTCCACGGTGAGGGCATCCTTATCAAGAGGACTCCTGCCGCCGCGTGTGCAGCCGCTATGAAGGCCGCCGTTCCGAACGTGTATCAGGAGATTCGTTACTAACCCTTAAAAACGAAAAGCATTATGGATACTTTTTCTCCTGAAACCCATTTCGATGCGCTTTACTACGCTCTCGGTGGCGACTTCGCTCGTCTCCAGCCCTTCGTAGATGCCATCCTCGCAGACTACAACAACCTTGACATCGCAGGTTTCACCTTCAACGATGACCTCCTTGATGACTTCACCTTCGAGCAGGTTGAGAACTATGTCGGCATCGCTCCTCTTGCCGCCGTTGTTGACCCTGATTCCCCCGCCATTCCTTTCGGACGCAAGGGACAGAGCCTCGGAACGGGCAAGATTCCTCGTATGAAAACCGTCGAGTATCTCAACGAGGCGAAAGTCCGTACACTCAAGAAACTCATCCGTAGGCGTGACGTGGGTTATGCCGAAATCCAGGCCTCGGCGGGTGCTTCCATCGGTGAAATCATCGCCAATCAGGTTGCATCCTTCACCAACGCACTGACCTATCAGCGTGACCAGATGGTCTCCACGGGTGGTGTCATCTACAACGCTACCAACAACCCTTACGGTATCAACCTCACCCTTTCGGCTCGTGTTCCTTCCGCGAACAAGATTGCCGTCAACAGTGGTAACGGTTGGTTTGCCGCAACCACCTATGCCGCAGTCGCAAGTTCCGACCCCGTGCAGGATATGAAAGA